GCGGATAGTGAAATCGAGGTCTACCTTGGTACTCCTGTAGGCGCTCCTACTAGCTGGGCGCAACAAACCCTCACAACTAATTTCACGGTCAGTTCGGCAGGGACACCAGGCGGCGGCAACGTCACTTTCGGTGTGGCCCCGCCGACAGGAGTTGGCAATGTATTTATCCGCCGTGTGACTGCAAAGACGCAAGCCAGCGATTATGTAGAAAATGATCCATTCACTGCGGCGACTCTGGAAAATAATCTCGATAAATTAACGCAAATACAGCAAGACATGCAGGAAGAGATTGACCGATGTTTCAAGCTCGGTAGTGTCGTGCCGGATGCGGGTGAAACAGAAGCATCGAGTGTTGTTGCGGATCGCAAGAATAAATTATTCGCTTTCGATGATGATGGAGATTTCTCTGTTACTTCTGAGATAGGCACGGTTAAAGGAAACTGGGCGGCTTCGACTGCATATGTGTTGCGTGACATTGTTAAAGACACGGACAACAATAATATTTACATCTGTATTACCGCACATACATCGAGTGGCTCAGTGCCAATTAGTACAAATACCGATGCGGCAAAATGGAGTTTACTTGTTGATGCCGCGTCAGCCAGTACCAGTGCGACCGCGGCGGCCGGTAGTGCGACCACAGCCACGGCGCAAGCGGTCATTGCCACGGCAAAAGCCGTTTTAACTGCTTCTGATGCGACCGATACTGCCGCAGATTTGGTTGAAACAGCAGCAGATGTTGTTTTAACGGCTGCGGATGTTGTTTCGGCTGAAGCAGCAAAGGTGTTAGCGGAAGCTGCTACAGGAGCATTAGCTTTTAAATTTACTTTTGATAACTCTACTACTATGGCTGATCCCGGCACTGGGGAATTACGCCTGAATAATGGTACGGTTGGCAGTGTGACTGCGATTGCTTTTGATGCGGTATCGGCTGATACCTCTAATCCTGATGTGAGTGATTATATAGCATCATGGGATGATGGCACTAATAGCGCACACGAAGGTTATATTACAATTCGCAAATCTGGTACTCCTGCTACCTATGCAGTCTTTTCTTTAACAGGTGCAGTGACGGACAGTACTGGGTGGTTGCAAGCAGTTGTAACTCATGTCGATTCAAATGGGTCATGGACAAATGGCGATACCATGTATGTTTCGTTTGCTCGGTCTGGCAACTTAGGAGCAACTGGGGCAACTGGTGGAGTTGGTGTGGAAATGCCTGATAATACTTTCCGCATTCAGGATAACAGCGATGCGACTAAGGAAATTGCATTTGAAGCATCGGGGATTTCTTCTGGCACTACGAGAACAATTACAATGCCAGATTCAAATGTTACCTTGGGGACTCCAAATAGTAACACTGTCGATTCGGTGCATTATGTAGATGGCAGTATTGACAATGAACATATTGCGGATGATGCAATTGATTCTGAACATTATGCTACGGGAAGCATTGACACTGCCCATATCGCCACAAATCAGATTGATGAAACATTAATGAAGGATGCTTTTGTAGCTGATTTTACTGAGGTAACGGTAGCTACTGGAGACAGTATACTTTTGGGAGATGCAACTGACAGTGGAAACACAAAGCGTGACACCGTTCAGGGAGTGATTGACCTAGTACATGGGGCAACGGCTGGTGTTCAAACGATATGGGTTCCAGCAGTTGCGATGTATCCGACAAGCACTAATGGGTGTGCGGATTTAGCCCAAGTTGAAATTACTGCTCAAAAACCAGAAGTTAAATCTTTAGATTTTGATGCTTCATCAGATGAATATGCACAATTTGCAGTATGTTTCCCAAAATCTTGGGATGAAGGTGTTATTCAATTTAGAACTTACTGGACTTGTACTGGAACAAATACTGGGACAGGTTGCTTCCAATTAGCTGGAGTAGCTGTATCTAGTGATGATCCTTTCGGAGCAACATTTGGGACACAAGTTGCTAATACTGCATTAGCAGCAAGTGGAACGGCAAACGATTTAATGGTTAATGTAACAAGTGGTGATGTAACAGTAGGTGGTTCGCCAGCGGTTGGAGATCAAGTATTCTTTCAAATTAACAGAGATATTTCTGCCGATACACAAACAGCAGATATAAGATTAGTAGGAGTTAAACTTTTCTTCACAACTGATGCGGAGAACGATGCTTAATGGCTAATTTTTATGGATCATTAATAGGATTTGGGGCTGGTGAGGCTGTTAAAGCTCCTTATACTGTAGATTTTCTTGTAATCGCTGGAGGAGGTGGTGGTGGTGATGAGTACTACGGCGGTGGTGGAGGTGCGGGAGGTTATCGTCATTCTTGGAACAGTGAGGCTTCAGGCGGTGGTGGCTCATCTGAATCAGCAGTGTCACTTTCTGTTGGCACGGTTTACACAATTACAGTTGGTGCAGGTGGTGTTAAACACACGATTGGAGGCGCTAGTTCCATTGGCTCGGAAATAACTACTGTCGGTGGTGGTTATGGAGCGAATACTCCTGCTGATGGGCCGAGTTTCGGCGCGACAGGAGGAACGGGAGGATCTGGCGGAGGCGGCGGCTCAAATTCTGGATCAGGAGGTTCGGGGACTTCAAATCAGGGTTACAACGGTTCAGTCGCAAGATATGGTGCTTCCAGCGGCGGAGGCGGTGGCGCTGGAGAATATCCGGGCGGTGGCAGTTGGGAAGATAAAGGTGGTGATGGTCTTGCTTCAACTATAACAGCGGCTACCGTAACTCGCGGAGGAGGCGGAGGGGCTGGTTATTATCCCCCTCCATATGGTGGTGGCTCGACAGGAGAAGGAGGATCGGGCGGCGGCGGTCACGGTGCTGTAACTCCCGGCACGGGAAGTTTTAATGGAACTTCTGGTGGAACAAATTTAGGTGCAGGAGGAGGAGGTCAAGGTGAGTGGTCAGGTGGAGCGTACGATTTAAGTGGTGGTTCAGGCGTAGTTATTTTAAGAATGGCTGATGCGGATTATTCAGGCACAACCAGTGGATCTCCGACCGTAGACACATCAAGTGTCGCAGATCAAACAATTTTAATATTTAACGGTGATGGGAGTTATACAGCCTAATGGCACATTTTGCGAAGATAGGATCGGATAATGTAGTTATTAGAGTTCATGTTTTGAACAACGAAGTTATTATGAAAGATGGTGAAGAAGATGAAGCTACTGGTGTAGAGTTTTTACAAAATTTGTACAAGAACACGGATACATATATTCAAACCTCATACAATTCTAACTTCAGAAAAAATTATGCTGGTGTGGGATTTACATACGATCAAACTAAAGATGCTTTTATCGCACCTCAACCTTTTCCTTCTTGGGAATTAGATGAAGATACTTGTCGATGGCAAGCACCCACAGCAAGACCAGATGACGATAAAATGTACGGTTGGGATGAAGCATCTACTAGTTGGAAGGAAATTGAAAAATGGTCGGGCCAATAATAGATAATTATTTTAAAAATGGTAAAACAGCCAGTTGCCCAATATCGGGAGAAACTCTCTTTATAGAAAATGCTTATATCGAAGAGGAGAAGGTGTTTTATAAATCGGCTAATTTAAAATGTGCTTTTAGTTGTTGCGATACTGTCGATATAAGTTGCTCTGGTGAGCGAAAGGAAATTTAGACATAAATATAACTTATTATGATTGATGCAGATATTCATGCGTTATTTGCAACGCCAGTTTATATCACAAAATTAAAAAGAGAGTTTTCTAGCGAAGAAAATAAATTTACGAATAAAAATAAATCAAGGTGTCACAAAAATGTAGGCAACTATACCTCTGATGATACTAATATTATTAACAACAAGCAATATCGTTTTTTAAAAAAAGAATTAAATGAAATTGTTGAAGATTATTTTAATAAAATAATATGCCCTTTAAATAATATTAAACCTTACATTACTCAATCTTGGTTAAATTATACAGACGCTAATCAATATCATCACATTCATAGCCACATTAATTCTTTAATTTCTGGAGTTGTTTATATGAATGCAGATAAAAACAATGATCGGATAAAATTTTATAGTAATAAATATAATATGATTGAACCACGGGCAAAAAAATTTAATGAATTTAATACAAGTGCTTGGTGGTTCCCGGTTGAAACTGGACAGGTTTTTTTATTTCCATCGTCCCTCTCTCATTCAGTAGAAATAAAACAAGGTAAAAACACTAGAATTAGTTTAGCTTTTAATGTTTTTATTGAGGGTACGGTTGGCTCTGCCGAGCAATTAACTGAATTGACATTTGAAAGAAGCTGATGATTAAACAAATTTTATACATATCACTATTAATCGCCGGACTTTTTTTCTTGATGCCAGGGTTTGAATACTGATGGCAACGCTTAGTGAAGTTTTATTGCAGGGAATTTCAAAAAAACTGGATCAACTTTTAGAATTGGTTAAACAGTTGATTAAAACTTTGAGTCATATAAGCAAGAAATGAAATTCATATCGGCATTCTTATTGATCATCGTGATAAGCGGGTGCGCTCAACTGGTGGGATATACTGTCGGCACATTGAGCAACGTCACGGGGGATCTAATCATGCGCGAAATTGACGATAAAAAGGAACAGGAAACCAATGGAAAGGAAACGGAGAATGCCGAGTAGGGAAAACATATCAGGTCTGAAAGAATTCATAAACGAAAAATTTGATAACCACGAAGAACTTGAGGCATTGCGTTTCAAGCGTATTGACGAACTCATTACCAGCTTCGGCAAAGAGATCGACTCCAACGAAGAGACTATCAAACGTGTTCACACCAGAGTAGATAGAATTGAAACCCGCATTAAGACTGTCCAGGGCATGGGAACAGCCGTTGCCACAGCATTGGGCGCAGCCGCAGCATGGCTTGGCATGAGTAAAAGTTAGTTACCCAGTTCCCTCCTTTATCATTTGATTGATTTTCACCATCGTGTTTTTGGCGTGTAAACAATCTGGGCCACACGGCGTTGTCCTTATTTTTTTAGTACGAAAGCACATCCATGAGGAGTGGTATTCTTGAAGCCGATTCCTTACTCCCCGTTTGAACTCTTTCGGATCGGCACAACTTTTTTTGTCAATTTTTCCTCTAACAACTCAACCTTATCTTTTAATAAGGCGATGATCTCATCTTTGCTTCGCATTAGATCAAGCATATCGCTCTCCTCTTCATGGTTAACAGTAGGTATTGGATCTTCTGCATTATCCCCATACATAAGCTGCTTCAAATCAACTTTGAGAGTCTGGCAGATATCCTCCAGTAAAGATAATTGACAGTTCCTGCCCCTGGCAAGCCTGGTATTCAGATTGGTTGGCGAGATGTTGATCTTCTGCGCTAATTCCAACTGACTCATCCCCTGTTCGCGTAAAATAGCCTTTAAATTAGACCTTAAGTCAAGGTTTGCCATAAAATTCAATTATAAGTGAAAAAAGTGTTTGCATATTCACTTCTATTGGTATATATTCGTGTTTATGAGTTAATAATCACTCTAAAGCATAAACAAAATATGTCAAGCGAAATCAAGAATATTCCTAATAGGGCTGCTGGGTTAGTCCCTTTTCCTGGCTTAACAGGCTGCTTAGATTCTCATGGATCTGGGCAGTCTGGCCCTCCCTCTAGTTTACGCTATCGCATTGAAAAAGAATTGGCTGGCGTTCCTTCGCATGTTCAGAAAGATGCGCTAAAACATCTCCTCCATCTGCTCGGTGAAGAAAGCGCCAGCCATCCAAAAAACATATGAACTGGATAGAGATAATTGCATCAATTCTAATGATTGGGATGTTTATCAAAGTAGCAATGATTCTTGCTGAGGAATATTACGATGACTTTGAATAGCAACCAAATTGAAGGACGAGCGGGAAGAATTACAGGCACACGAGCTTCTATAATAGAAGGAACAAATCGTTTCGATGGCGACTTGTATAGTTTGTGGTCAGTCCTGACAGGACGATCTAACGATAAGATCAAACCATCCTTGATGATGCGCCTGGGTCATTATACCGAGCCTGGTAATGTTGCTGAATACGAATTAAAAACTGGCAGAAAATGTCGGCAAGTACATCGTACCATCTACCATAAACAACATAACCGTCTATGCGGACATCCAGATCGATTGATCATAGGTGATAAGAATAGAGGTTTGGAGTGCAAGGCAGTATTCCAGCGCAGTGAATCAGACTGGGATAACGGTGTTCCTTATTACTATCTCAGTCAGGTGAAACATTACGCCATGATTACGGGGCGCATGAAGTGGGATTTCTCCGTACTATTTCTAGCGTATGGCAGACATGAAATATATGAACTGGAATTTACTAAACAGGATATAGATGAATTGCTGGAGAAAGAATTAGCATTCCTAAAATTAGTAGATGAAGACACTGCACCGGAAGTGACTGCAAAATCGACTGATGCTCTCAAACAAGAATGGAAAACCACTGATCCAGAATCTATCAAGGTAGCGGATGAACAGATTGCTGATCGCGTCAAGTCACGCCAATCCTACAAAGAAATGCATGAGGGTGTCAAAGCCCAGTTGGATCTTCATGAAAATAAGATCCGACAGTACATGGAAGACGCAGAAACATTGGTTGATTCAAATGGCGATACCATTGTCACTTATAAGATGAATAAGTCTGGAAGTCGTCGCTTTAATTTTAACATCAAAAAGGAGAAAAAGAATGGGAGCAATGACGCAAGTCAGTCCAGTGGGAAGGTTGGAGTGGGCGAAGCTGTTCACGCCTGAAAAAAAGTTTGCTACGGAACAAAAACCGCACGGTGTTTATTCCATCGATCTCATCCTGTCTAAAGAAGAGTCAGCGCCATTGCTGAAACTTTTAAAAAATATGGATGATACAAACTACAAACAGGCTGCGGATGATGCGTTGAAAGCTCATCGTGATAAGAATGGCAAGAAAGATTCTTTCAAGGATGGACTAGCATTCGCCAAGGCTAAAGGGTTGGAGCGCAATGATCTACCTGGGAAACCAGTTAAGGATGAGAACTTCAATGAAACTGGCGAGATTAAATTCAGCTTTAAGGAAGATGCTGTTTGGGCGAAGCGAGATGGCTCTTGGAGCAAGGAGATCATACCCAGGGTGATGAACGCCAAGAATAAACCTTGGGACAGAACGATAGACATTGGCAACGGCTCTATTGGCAAGGTTGCCTACGAAATTAAAACTTATCAGAAGCCTGCCTGCGGCGTGTCCATCAAACTTCGTGGAGTACAAGTCCTAGAGTGGGTGGAATATGGCGGCAGCAAAAATTCATCTCCGTTTCAAGAAGAAGACGGTGAAGATATTAATTCTGAAGATGCAGTGAATGCAGCCGAATCTCTATTTAATGAGGAAGCAGATGTCCCGTTCTGAAATAAAACCACGCTTGATGCAACTGCCCGATGTATTAACTTACTTGGGCGTTAAAAAGCCATTCTTTGACAGGCAGCTTCGCAAGCGCTTAACAGAGATACCGCTGGGCTATAGAACAATATCGTTTGAGAAGGATGAAGTGGATAAATTAATTGAGTCAATCAAAAAGGGAGATCCATCATGGCTAACAAATTACCAGCAGGGCTACAGTATAAAAACGGAAGATACAAAGTTGACAAACGATACAAGCCAGCCCCAGGCTACCAGTCTGAAAGAATACAAGTCGCTTTTGAAACGGGAACAACCAAAACAGTAGCCATCCAGAAGTTCAATGATTTGCTGATAGCTGAATATAACAGGCAAGTCAATGGTCATGCTCGTCCAGCTAAGAAATACTGGACATGGCACGAAGGCGTGTTGGCATACCTTAAAGAAAAAAAGATCCTAAGTACAGATGACACGATGCGTTACTTCAACGTACTGGATCGCTATATCCCTGCCAATATGCCGCTCAATGATATCTGCAACGATACCTTTGAACAGTTGCGCGATGATTCAGCGAGTCAAGGTTTACACGAGAATCGTAAAACGAAGGGGAATAAACAGTCTGCTACCAATCGATACATCCAGGTTGCGAGAGCCGTTTTATATTTCTGTAAAACTAAAGGCACAAACGATAATCGCTGGGTACAGCAAGACCCTAATTTAAGAACGCATGATGAGGAAGCGGAAAAGAGAATTCCCTGGGTCTTGAATCACGAAGAGGAAATCCGTTTGCTCGATGCGTTGCCGGGTCACCTGGCGGACATTGCCAAATTTATTTTACATACATCTGTAAGGTCTGGCGAAGCGCTTAATTTGAAATGGAAGCAATTGCATACCATGCCAGATATTGGCAGCTTCTTTTTAATACCAGCGAGTGAGCATAAAAATAAGGAAGCAAAGCCTGTTTACCTAAACACCATAGCAGAGGCAATCATTGCCAAGTGTCGTGGCAAACATGAGGAATATGTTTTCACTTATAAAGGTAATCCGATTAAAAAAATGTCACGCACCGCATGGCCTAATGCAATGAAACGGGCGGGGCTTTGGGACACTTC